CGTCAATCTCGGCGGGGGTCAGTTCTTTTAGTGCTGTCCCAGTAGCAATTGTTTCTGAAGACAAATCAATAACATCTCCAGTATCTATTAAGTTAAAAGAATTATTAAACGAAGTTTTGTTTCTTTGTATTTCTTTTGTATTTATATTTGTATTTAATTTGTATTTAGGTGGTAATGCCATGCCGCCCTCAACGGCAACAGGTGCCGCTATGTGGTAATGATTTGCCGCATTGAAGGTTCTAGTTTGCCGTAGGTAACCAGCGGCAACTAGTTCCACCTTGGCATTTCTTACCGTTCTTTCGCACAGCCCAGTACCCTCAGCAATTTGCCGATTTGTAGGAAATGAGGGATTGTAAGAAGCAATTATTAATGCTACTATTCTAGCTTTGCTGCTTAGAGAAGATTCTCTAATGTATCTTAAATAGACAAAATAGTCCATTTACTATCTCCTTTCTATGAAGATAGCCTAAGTATAATATATTATATATCTTATGTCAAATGTTTTTATTGGATTTTATATGGTCTAGAATCTCTGTCTGTCTGCTTTCAAGTCTATTTATTTGATCTTTGATTGATGAGCCTGAATTGGGAACAAGTTCTATTAGATAGGTTTTAACTAGGGATCTGACTCTTAGTTCTAACCCCGCCAAAAGAGCAAGGATAGTAACTATAAGGGATATTACTTCTGGGGCATTCATTAATATATTGATAACTTTCTATTTACATAATTATCCTGTTGATCTATTCTATCTATAAGTTCTCCCAAAAGGTTTTTTCTACCACCACATACAATAAGATTACCAAAAAGTATTTCATTATAACGAATACATACTTCTTTAGTATAATCAAAAAAATTTCCAAATGGGTCATCAAGTGGACAATTAAAATATATTCTTGTACTTACAGAAGAATAAAAACAAGTTCCAATTTTGCTTGTACTTATACTAACTTGACATGAAACTGAAGTTCGTTCTAAAAGAGTTTTCATTCCTTCATTACAATCTGGATATATTGTTGCCATTTGATACAAAGCTAAAGCATAAGTTTTTTTTGTCATAAACGCACTTATCTTTGCATTATATGCCATTAAATATCTCCAGATTTTAATATAGCAATATATTGATATCCTTCTTTTGTACCCATTGGTGATAAAATTGGAGCACTTTGAATTATTTCCCATACACCATTTTCATAAATTTCTTCGTTATTCTTATCTTTAATGTTTTTCAAAATAGATTCACGTTGCATTTTATATAATGAATCTATTTTAAGTTCTCCAAATATATTTGTTTGAATTAACATAGAAACTTCTTCTGGAGCAGTAACATATTGTTTTGTCGTAACAGTTCCATCTGCTGAAGTAATTAGTCTATATGAATAATAATCACCTGAATATAAATATTGCTTTATAGCTTGTGGTTTCATTTTAGTATTTTTTCCAATCTATTCTTGCTGGTAATTGGAATATTTTACCAGTTCTAAAGCTTTTTGAACGATTCCAACTAAGACCTTTTGATCCAATAAAAACAAGTGGTGCAATAAATGGAGAATAAGTATCTTGAGATAAATCTAAAATTTGTTGACTTGAATTTATTGATGTAAGTCCAATTTGTTTAAATACAATTTCTTCATTTTCTAGCATATATGCTGTTTGATATGAAGTTAACTTATCTAATAATAAAAGATCTGATGGATTTTCAATATCAATTTCATCTCGTCCAGTATAAATCTCAATAATTGCCTGAGCACGTTTAATTAAATCAAGGGCTACATCATAGCCTGTATATTCTTTAACGCTATTTACTGTGCTAAACATTATCTAGTCCTCCCTAATTCACGCACTCTTAATGTGTGAGTACTTGTAAAGTCTCTTTTTCCAGTTCCTGTTAAATCTAACTGAAGAACATAGTCTCCAGCATATTCAAATAGGGAACGGTCTGTAGGCCAACGGAATAATATTTTACCAATGCTTGCATTGGAAATATCTACTGTTGCACCTGTTGTGCTTACTTCTTCATTGTTACTGCCCAATAAAACCACTTTGATACTTGTATATCCAGAAAGGTCATAATCAAGACCATCCTGGCTTTTAACCTGTATTGATAGTGGACGGGCAGGTATTTGGTCTAGCCAATATTGACTAATCATTTTATTACATCCTCTCGTATATATAGTATTGGATCTGTATGCATTACATACACAACCACTTCATCAACTGCTGTTGTGAATACTCTATTGTTTGTTCTTAATGCTGCTGACGCCGTCATTGGGGTAGCAATATATCTTGTTACATAATTGTTCATTAATGCCGTGGCTTGGAATGGAAGCGGAGCAATATTAATTGCTGCTGCCGATGTTCCTGCTGCTTGTACGATTGTAGCAGATGCAATCATTGATGTTGCATTTACCGATCTATCCTTTTGACCAGCTACTGCTGGATCAACGAATACTGCTGAAGCGGTAGCAGCCAATGGTCTTTCAACAGCGCCATCATATGACTCTCTATTAGATAACCACCAGAATCCACGAGTTAATATAGTTGGAACTTTAACTACCATTCTTGGATATTTCCAAGCATAAGCGAATGAGAACCATTGGCCTGAACTCCAAATATCTTGTGTAGTTGGGATTCCTTTTTTGGTTTTATCTATAATAGTTTCTTTTCTGAGTCCTCCAGCAATTCCATCTTTTGGCTGGGCAGATACTGCAGGATCTTCAAATAATGTAGCATTTGTAATAATATTCATACCGTTTGAAGACCAAAATGCTAATTTATTGTATTCTGTTTGAGTTATTGTATTGTTGGCAAGTTGACGATCAATATTATATGGAGCTGCAAGATATATATTTTTTTGCGCCTGAGTAATGAATCCAATATCGTAAGCAAAATTAATCCAATAATCTGATGTTAAATCTAAATCACTATTATCATATGCGCCATTTAGATTTTCTGTAAAGTTAACAACAATCTTTCCACCGCATTGTGTTCCCTTTAATACATTTCCTGGTTCAACAACAATACATGTTGCGTAATCTTTATATGGATTTGTAATTGTATCTAGACCACGTTTTACTGTATTAGCAAATGCTGTAATAATTTTACCAGCTTTTACATTTGCAAATGGAGTTGCAAGATATGTTCTTGCATTACTATATCCAAGTACATTTTGAGGATCATTTGCAATTATAAATTCATCTCCAATTTGTAAACCATTTGCACGATATACAAATCTATTAAATGATCTATTTGGACGACCAAAATCATTTACATCATCATTGTAATAATATGCACGATCTGTGCGAATTATTCCAGGTTCTGTTGTAAATCCTTCTAATGTATTAACAACTCTAAGTCTATTGTTTTTATATGTATCAGCCCAAGCAGCTGCATTTGCTGTTGTTAAAGCAGCAGCATCTCCTGGAACAAGTGTTGGTGTGTATGGATCGCTCTCAGCACCAGCAGCTATATCATCCATGTCTGGCACAATTTCAATACGATCAACAATTCCTAGATCAGTAGCAAGTTGTGGATTTGTTATATATAGAGATACTCCAGTATCAACTGCTGCTCTTAATGATTTAATAAATGCATCATATAATTCAGCCTCTTGTGAACCAAAATATGTATCTACAGATTGAGTAGTTGCAAATTCATCTCTTTCTTTAGACTCATCTGGAAAGTTCTTAAAGAATATAGCATCGAAATTGCGTAGATCAATATCATTTATAAGATCAATATATCTACGAGCATCAGTATTTGGATCTCTAAAAGAACCATTTTGATTGTATAGATATTCAGGATTTGTACGGTAATTCTGTCCAGTTCCTATAAATGCCTTTGATCCTACTTTAATATTTTCTTTACCGCCATAAGCTTCAGCCTTTACAAGATCAGATACAAAGTATCCAGTAATGTCTACTGGGAACACATCCCAACCATAATAATCTTGCGGTCCAAATTTAATAAAATCTGCTGTGCTTAATTCTGTAGTAAAGGTCTCTCCGCCATTATCTTCTTTATTAAATGTTTGTTGTAATAATGATGGAGTCTGGAATGGATCTGATGGCCACCAATAAAGCATTAATGCTCTTGCTTTATTTCCTGCAGCTAAATGATCTCCAGAAGTTGCAGAAGCAATCATAGGTTCTGCTCTTACAGGTTCATATTTAATGTAAGCATATCTGTGGTTATCTATTTCAAGTTCACGAGGGAACGCATGGCTGTCATATGACCAGGCTGAAGTCTGGAAGTCAGAAGCATAGGTAGATACTTGTGAGTTAAATCCTAAGAAGCTAGGACCATCTAATCTAAACCCACCAATCTTTTGTTTATCAAGTTCTCCATCAATCCAGAACTGGACACGGTTATCATCCCATCCATTTTGGATTACAATATGGTGCCATTGTCCATCAGCAATATTCTTGTTTCCAATAAATACTGTGCCAGCAGTTGTCTCTTTATAATGTGATGTTGGGGCTGGTCCAATTGCTGAAGTAGACTTTAAAAATAATTTACCATCAGATAATCCATATGATGTTGTGTATTGTTGATATCCAAAGAAACTGCGTGTTTTTCCAAATGCAATAATTTGGTTTTCCTTTGTAGTCTTGATAGATAACTCAAAGCTAAATGCTGTATTTGTATATTCTGAGTTTTCATAGCCAGTTGTAATATTGTTAAATTTAACTGCCTTGCGCTCATAATCATCAAAGTATCCAATTCCTAATAATGGAGTATTAGTTGTAGGAGTAAATTCTGAGACTATATTTAATGCAGGTGCTGTATTTCCAATTACTGCCCCATCAGTAGTAATTGTTTGTGTAAGGTTATTAGGTATTGTAGAACCGCCAGCCTTATCAGTAGTTACATCATCAAATAATTTAAGTATGGCTTCACCATTACCACCATTTGGAGTTGTAAAATTATGTCTTATTGAGTGTTGGCTATATAGTAAGTCATACCATTTATCATCAAATAGACTCTTATATGTAGGTGGGAGAACAAAAGAACCAGATGCGGTCATTGCTTGGGCTAATACCAATCCACCTTGTGTTGTTACAACTGCTGGGTTTACAAATGTTCCAGCTGTAGCAATCATTGGGTTAGCATTCCAGAATCCAGGAATTAATACATCTGGATCCATAAATACTGCAGATGCATTCATATGATCTACGCTATTATTTTCTCCAATATTAAACTGAGGCATATGGAATAATGCTGATGCTGTTGCTGGATCTGCTGCTATTGTAGCAGTTGATGTGGCTGCAAAGTTAGGTGTGACAGATGTTGCAAATGCTGTCATAGGAAGAATTGTAGGGGCTACTGTATCTTGCTGTGTAGGATCTACTAATAATGCAGACACATACATTACGCCTGGATGTATTGTTGGTCCAAATCCTGCAACACCTACTGGTAATGGGAATGTAGCATTTGATGCAACCATTGGATCTATACCAACAGATTGCCATAATTCAAATGCTTGTGTTGCAGATAAAGCAAAATCAAATATACCTACATGATCTATAAGTTTATCTACATCTGTAGTTGAACCCATTTGGAAGTAGAAGTTTTCTCCACCACCAATATATAATGTTCCAATATCAGTAGTTGTATATGGATTATCTGCATAATATGTTGAAGTATCTTGGCTTGCTTCTTGTTTGCCATCTACATATAATTTAAAATATGTTCCATCAAATGTGGCTGTAAGTAAATGCCAGTTGCTATCAATACTTGATGTTGATTCTATAGTTAATTCTGTTGCATATCCTTGTTCAGATGCATAGGCAAGCCATTTAGTATCACTGTATCCAAGGGCTATATCTCCTACACCATCACCGCTAACAATTGCAAATTGTCTATTTTCTCCATAGTATCCGCCAGTTCCACCTACTTTTGTTGAATCAACTTTTACTAATGCGGATAAGCTCCATTCATTATCTGTTGTGAATGTTCCAGAAGGGGCATCAAGAATACCATTAAAGTTAGATACGGTATCTGTTACTCTATATCCATTTACGTTTTTGGCTGGAACTCCGTAAGCAACTCTTGCCGAATTAAATGTTGACGCTAAACCTAATGTTGTATAGCCAGGATTTACAGTAGATATTGGAACTCCAGAACCATCAAATTTAAAGTTTAATATTGGTCCATATGAATCAACTTTGTCATAGAATCCCGTAGATATTTTAACAACTGGATCCACCATGAATGATTGTGCCTGGAAGTTTGCAGTTCCTATACTCCAAATATTTGAAACTCTTGTTCCAGTAAGTAATGAATAAGGTCCTTGAACTAGAGATGCCCACTCATTATTTGATTGTCCACCAAAGGTTACTAAATTTATTTCAGGTCTAGTTCCTAAAGTTGAAAGACCAGTTTTTACTGTTTCTTCTTCTCCATCTAAATAAAGTGTTGCTGTGCTTCCATTAAATTTAAATGCTATAAAATGCCATGCTCCATTATTTACTGATTCTCCACTGATAAGATTTTCATAAACCATTGTTCCATCATCATCAAATCCAAGCGTTAATTTTGCCTTACCATCTGCATCAATTACAAGATTATAATTCATTGGAGGTACTAATTGATAGTTACCACCAATATCTAATCTAAATGCTTGAAAAATATAAACATCAGAAGCAGTTGTTTTTATCCAAAATCCTAAAGAAACATCATCATTATCAAAGTTATTAAAAAATGCTGAGTTAACTCCGCTAACTCTTTGTGGTCTAAAATCACCATGAGTATTATAATTTCCTTCATCATTTAATACCATTGATGGTTCTGTTGAAACATTGCCTATCTGTTTAAATGTTGGAGTTCCAAGAATAGTCCAGGTATCTGTTGTACCAGCTATTTCATTTGTAAAGTTTTGATCTTTAAATCTTATATAGTAAGCTGGATTAATGCTATTTATATAGGTAAGTAATGTCTTAGGATAATCAAAGTTAGATACTTGAGTATTTGTCATTAATGAAGATGCTGTAGCTGGATCAGCTGAATAATTAACATTTCTTATTATTGAAACTGTAGGCTGTACAAATATTGCATTTGTTGCATCCATTTTATCAACACTTATTACTTTATTTGCAAATTCTGCTACGTGGTTTGCAACAAATGTATCTGCAGATGAGCTATTGTTTGGAGCAGCATTATATAATGCAACAAAGTCTATTAATCCATTAAAATATTCAGAATATGCCTGACTACCAGATTGTGATTGATTTGCTCCCAATACAAGAGCATTACCACTTCCAATATTACCAATACTTCCACTAGCTGTTCCAGCAAGTGTTCCGTCTATATATAATCTAAAATAATGGTTGTCTCTCCACAATAATACAACATGGTGAAATTTTCCATCATTGTAAGTTCCTGATGTTGTTACTTGTAAAGCTCTCGTGGTTCCACCAACAAAAGTAGATACATAACCTTGAATTGTTCCATCAGCGTTTAATGTTATTCTGGCTCCATCGCCATAAATGCTGCCGCCTCTACGTCTAACTATTGTTTCTCCGCCAGAAGCTACGCTACCTGTTTTTTTAAATACAACCTCTAATCCTATGTCGTCAGTAGAGCCAAAACCAGATGAGGCTGTGTAGTTTACTTGATCATTGCCATCAAATGAATAAGAATTGCTTCCAGTTAATGATTCGTTTGATTGAGTTACTGAGCCAGTAAGGGTGGCAGTTCCAGTAATACCAGATTTAAAGTAAACTTCAGTTGCAGAACTATCTAAATTAGATGTAAGAACTAAGTCTGTTTCGCCTTGAACTACTGATAATAATGACATAAAAATAGGCTGCGTGTTTTACGCAGCCCCAACTCCTAACAATTCAAAGTCTGGGGTGATACTTGAAATACTTGTTCCGCCGATTGAAATAACTGGAGCAAAGGTAAAGCAGGAAACAACTGGTACATTAACTAAACAGTTAATCTCTACGGTTGTCTGAGCCTGTACTATTACAGCTTTTGCTGTTAGTACTCCTGCATTTACCTTTACGTCCATTGGTACCTTAAGCTACTGTAACACGCACAATACCTGTGCTGTCCCATGTAATTGTAAAGTTACCGTTAGTTGAAGATTGGTCTGAACCGAAGTCCACATATCCAATCAATGGTGATGTTGAAGCAGTACCTGTTGAAGCATAAACAACTGCATAACGTGCTGTTATGGTTGATGATGACCATGTAGTATCTGCTGCATCTAATACGATTACGTTATTAGCGTCATCGTATGTAATTGTTTTTGAACCTAGAGTGTTTCCACCTGCGGTATAACCAGTACCTGATACCTCATTGGTTACATCGTTGAAGTAATCATGAGTATCTTGGTTTGGTGTGTATGAAGAAGTGGTTAGAGCTACCTTGATGGTATCTGTATCCCAATCTACTTCTTTGTTAAGGGCTTTTACTAGAAAGTTACCGTATAGTTTACTTGGCATTGTCTATTCCCCCTTAGCTTGCTGTCTTCTCGACGATTGCAAATGCTGAAGCCTCTGCAATAGCGAAACCACGGCGAACACGAGTCTTTAGTAAGACACCGTCTTTAGAGAAGTCTGCATCACGAGAGATTGCTGACTCTACTCCACCACGAACACCATTGATCATCATATTGCGGTTACCAACAATAAGAAGTGGGTTACCTGTTGGTGCTGCTGTTGCTGCTGTAGATAAAGCTGCTCCGTATGAAACTACTAATGGATATCCAAATAGTGATCCTGGACGTGCTGACAATGGATCTGGAAGAACCAATTGTCCAGAAGCATCCTTCATGTTACGAACATGTGAAAGCATCTTTGGGTGAACAATGAATACTGTGTTAGCAGCATCAAAGTACTTGCTTGATTCAGCTAAACCTAGAGCATTAGAAATATCTGCAAACTCTAAATCTCCAGCTGTTTGGATAATCTGTGAAGTTCCAACTGGATTTGTATAAACTGCACGATATAGAGAGGTAAACGGTTGTCCGTCATCTCCGTCTGCTGCTGCATTTACTGCAAGACATGCGTTATCGAATTTACGAGCCCATTGTGAGGCCCATTCTCTCTTGTATGTGTTTAATGTATCTACTAGGGAATCATTGATATCTTCCTCAGAGATGTTGAAAATTTGTGCGTACTTCCTAGCAGTAAGAACTACCTCATCCAGAGTTGTATCTGAATTTGGAATGTCTACGCCTTCTGCAACGATGCTTGGAGCATCTGATACGAAGCGTGGAACGCCCTTAGTGCGGGAAGCCATATTCTCACGACGAGCAAATGATTCTACTACAGAGTTAGCAAGAGTTGCTTGAATAGCAACCGATCCTTTTTCCTCTGGAATATAACCATTATTTTCGGCGAGATCTGTACGACCTGCGGCCATGTTATTTCTCCTTTTAGTTATGTATTTGAATTTTGAACATATAATCGTCCGAATATATTAATCGCAATCCAAATGTCCATTTGGAGTTGCATAGGACTATTATACCGTACTTAACTATCTTAATACAGCTTTTGCTTGCAAATCGCTTGCAGTAAATACAACATCTATTGGTTTAGACATTGCTGAATCTGCTTTGCCACCTACAATTATTTTTGGATCAAATAATTCTGGGAAATCTGTCTTTAAAGTTTCAATTTGATCCTCTAAACCAGCAACCTCAAAATCATCTGTTAATTGCAATTGATCTGTTTTAAGATATTTCATTAATTTATCACCATTTGCAAGACCTAAACTAGATAAACTTTTGAGAATTTTTTCATCCATTAATCTAGCTTGGGCTAATGATGTTTTATTTGTTAGTTCTGCTAATTGCTTTTCTAACTCTTCTTTTTCAAGACGAGTCTTCTTAGCTTCCGCTTTCGCCTTTTCCAAGGCTGAAAGTACGGCCTGTGGATCACGAATTTCGGTAGATGTACCTTCTACTTCGTTCTGTTCTTCCATTTTTTATGCTCCTTGTGATTGGTCTTCTTCGGCTGCTGCTTGTTGCAGAGCCATGTTGTTTGTATTTAAACCAGTTCCTGGTAATCCAACTTCTTGTTGGGCACTAGATGCATCTTCTATTAATTGAGCAATTTCTGGATCATATCCTAGCTCTAATAGAATTTGTTTTACTGGCAATCCTACAGATCTTTTACGAACTGCGATATCCCATTGGTCAAGAGAATCAATTGATTCTGGTGATTTCCAATCGATATCTATTTCAGCATTAATTCCTTCAACTCTAAGCATGAACTTGAATAAATCTCTCCAAGTTGAACCTAAAGCTAATTGACGATTTAATACCTTCTTAAATAATGGTGCTTCCGCTACACGCAATGCTTGACCTGATGGTAAATATTGTGTGCTTGAGAAGTAATGTACTGGAGTTGATGTAATTGCAGCCATGTCAGCTACGAATTCATTAACTGGATTAGTAAATGTTGAAGGGTCTGCTGCTGGGAATTGTCCAACTGCTGATACACCTTGTAGGTACCATAATTGTCCTGGGCCATTTTGTAATGATCCAATATTCTCTCTAGCTGTGTCATCTTCTGAGAAGTCATCCATTTCAGCTGCATTTCCACCGTTTGCTAACGCATAACGCTGTGGAGCACCCTGATAATCAACAGTATACATATGTGTTGAGATTAATTTATTAATTGCATCTTGTGGACCAAATGCATCTGCATGTTCTGGTCTTCCAAATGGCTTTGATGTTCTAAAATGGAAAACAGGAATCTCTCCCCAAGGATTTACTACAGTTTCAATTAATTGAACATTTGGAACTCCATTAATAAAGTCCAAATCACCTAATGCTTCATATTTCTCAATACGATCTGCATAATACATGTTTAAACGTATTACTTTACGATCTGTTGAGTCTGTAATCTGCCACAATTTAGCTGCATATGACTTAAGACGAGGATTTTCCTCATCATAAATTACTACAGTATTTACTGGTGAGTTGTAATCAATAGCCAATTGTCCTTGCATATCTGGCCAAATAATTGCGTATGCATCACCATAAACAAGAGTATTTTTATGAATCTCATTCATATCTAGCTTTAAATCTGTTTGATTCCACACATTATTGATAAATTCATCACCTTGTGGGGTTGTTGTTTCTACTTGTTCAACTTCTAAACGGTTTAATACTGCATCTACTACAGTTTTGCTAAAATTAAATCGAAATGGTGTAAATGTGTTAAATCTATTCTTTTCGTATCTAAATAAACGATACCAGCGTTGATTCTGAAAGACTTCGTCATTGATTCCTTCATAATAGGCTTCAGCAACTTGATATCTTTCTCTATTGGCTATGATCTTGTCTATAGCCTTTTTAATATCTGTCATTTTATCTCCTTAAGTAATTTAATTGTCTGGCCAATACCTTTGGAGCTTTATTATCCAAGAAGTATAAGATTCCAGATACTACCGCATCAAGAACGTCATCGTGGCTAACTTTTGGGAAAGACCACATCTGTTCTTCTAAAGCAGGAAAATGGGCAGTATGTCTTACTTTTCCTTGCTGGTAAAAGTTCAAAGCTTTTCCTGCACGGATCTGCTTTGAGACTGATTGTCTTACTGATCTATATTTTACAGGAATTTCTTTAAAAACATCTTTCCATAGATCACCACCTTGGTTTGTTTCAACATAAATGACACCAGGTTCATAAATGTCTACCAAACTAGATATACGCTCAGATAATTCAGATGGAGATACTTTTATTTGAAAAGCATCCCTAACATAAACAGTATCATCTTCGCCT